TAAGCAATGCGGTCGAATACTTTAGCGATAGCCATACTGTCCAGATTATGGACGAAGGTAAAGCTAATGTCCAGAAATTGGATAATGAAGTTCCCGCGAACAAACCGAGCTTTGGCCCGCGCAAGTTAGTCTCAGATGCCATTAGATCGCGATTGGCTGACGGTACAGCGGAAGATATAGCGCAGGAGTTGGTTGATATAGCCCTTGGCGCTACAAGGCCGTCAGATCGCATTGCAGCGGCAGCAGAGATCATTGACCGCAGCGAAGGCAAGGCAATGCAGAACGTGCGGCATGCGGGCGTGTTCCTCGTTGCAGCTCCGGATCAGGCATTGCTGGAGAGCGTGTTCGGCGCTGAGATGGATGAATAAATATGCAGTATTGGGTGCATATGCCGCAAAGTGTCATGCGTTTATGCAGTTGTGCGATGTAAGTGATTGATTCTAATGGCAACGTCTGATAAGAGTGATTGTGTCAAGCCGCTAGAGTATCCGCACGTTAAGGCATTCTTCGAGGCTGGACGGTTTGTGTTCTCGTATGCCGCCTCAGCCAATGACTTGTATCCACTGCCTATATGCCCCATCAGCCCCTCACAGCCCAACCATGTGCCACTACAGGCCATTCTAGGCAGCAGTGAAAACAAAGAGTAAGAATTCTTTTTCCCGGTACCTTTTTGCCCCCTCCGGTGGAAACCCCTGCCGGGGGTAGGAAAAATTCGCAGTGACTCCCCAAATAGCGAACGTGAAAATTTGAAATGAGGTCTTTGAGTGATAAAAGCCATCGTGCAGGTGCTTTTTAGCATAAGCCATTACCTTGAGGCTAAGACGAGTCAGATTAAGGCGCAGACGCAGGACTTTAAGCGCGTGAATCGTTTGGTAGATTGATTTTGAACGCCTACTCCCATCTGAAAGCCTTCCGGCATCCGGACGTGCTGCGCTCGATTAGCGATGGGGTACCTGCGCGGTTGCCGCATGTGGAACTGGTTTTGAGCGACCTATGCCAGCAGAGTTGCAAGTTCTGCGCTTACAGGCTGGAGGGGTACGCGAGTAACCAGATGTTCGATGAGCGGCGGATGATGAGCACAGAGAAGGCGCTGGAGATTGTGGAGGATTGCGCTGCTTTGGGGGTACAGGCCGTACAGTTTACGGGTGGCGGGGAGCCGACACTACACAAAGACTTCCACTTGGTTTACGGGGCGGTGACGTACAGTGGAATGAAGTCAGCATTAGTATCGAACGGGGTGAGGATAACGCCCGACTTGGCAAGGATTATCGTAAAAGGCTCTTGGGTTCGCATATCTCTTGACGCGGCTACTGAATCGACCTACATCCTTACCCGCAGGGTGCATCGCTCACATTGGGCAAAAGCTACCACGGCTGTTTACAACCTCAAGCAAGCTAAAGACGAACTTGGTTCCGGTTGCGTTATAGGGGTTGGCTTCGTAGTGACACCGGATAACTGGCATGAGGTGTACGAGGCCGCGAAGCTGGCGAAAGAGCTAGGCGCGGATAATTTCCGAATTTCAGCCCAGTTCTCGAATGAGGACGAAAAAATGTTTGAGGGGTTCCATACTGAGGCAGCGCAGTTATGCAAAGAAGCAGAGGAGTTAAGCGATGAAGGATTCATGGTCTATAACCGATTTGGAGCGCGCATTGATGATCTCAGACACGGTAGACCCGGTGATCGGCTTTGTGGATACCAGTTTTTCACAACCTACATCGGGGCTGACCTCAACGTATACCGGTGCTGCGGGTACGCCTATAACGAACGCGGACTTGTCGGGTCAATCAAAAACCATCGATTCAAAGACTTCTGGCTGAGTCAAGCGAGATTCGATAATCAAATCAACTTCGATGGCCGGGAATGTGAGCGGTGTCAATTCCGGAAGCAGAACCAGGCTATAGCGTATGTGACGGCACCGCAGTTGCATGAGGAATTTGTGTGAGCGGGGCATACCAAATACTCGCGCCATTGGCGACCACAAAGTACAAAATCATAGCCGCTGATGAAAAGCTCGACACTCACGCTCATCTGCCATTCCTGAAAGAACACGCCAAAGGGAACGTGCTGGAAATAGGCGTTCACTGCGGCATCTCAACTACTGCTCTCTTGGCAGGCTTGGAAGAAAACGGCGGTCACTTGTGGTCGGTGGACGTGCATCCGAGCTGCCGCTATGTCTGGTACGGGCATCCGCAATGGACGTTCTGCTGTCCGTGGGCTGGCGATGAACTGTATAGTCCTCCATTCGATATGGCGTTTATTGACGGCGACCATTCCTATGAAGCCGTTAAGAAGGACTTAGAAAGCGTTCGTCCTAATATGGCACCACGAAGTGTAATTCTCTGCCATGATGCCGATACCCCCAGCTTCCCCGGTGTCCGGCAAGCTATTGATGAATTCTGCAATCGCTTCGGATATAAGCACGAACTTAGACCCGGATCACACGGCCTAGAGGTGATTTACGTATGAGCAAATCAAAATATCTAGCAGTTGTGTTTGTTGTGCTGCTCTATGCAGGTTTGCTGACCGTAGGGATTATCGCCGCTGTTGATCTCGCACAATGACTGTTGTAAAAAAAGGGCGATTCTACCACGCGATCATAGATGGCCGATCAATAGGTAAACGTCGATCACGCCTTTTGGCTGGGGACTTGTTTCTATCGCGCTTCTTTAAGCCAGCAAGAAAATTCAAAGGCGTAATGGATGGAGAAATTGGAACTATAAGCGGGTTCAGGATTTATGAAAACTGATGTATTTATCCGCGTCTTCTCTTCCAACGAACTGCGCTTAGGCTTTGCTATTGCCTCAGTAGCAAGATGGAAGATGCAGAAAGATGTGCGAGTTAGGCTGTTGGTTTGGTCGCATGGATTGCAAATGCAGCCGATGCCAGAGGGAGAACCGATAATTTGCCATGCCCTTCCAAATAAGCCAATTCCATTCGCAACTTCCAGCCTTGAAATGGCCGAACAGCTTGCCGAAAGCGACCCCTACATCATAGCCAACGATGACACGCTAATTTACGGGCAGGACTTCGTACAGAACGGCTTAGGAGTCATGGAACGTAACCCCGACTATGGCGTTATCTCCGGCGCGGTAGTGAACGGCGACCAATTCCAATTTGACGGCCCGGAAGTAACGGAGATTCACGCGGTTGGCGGTCTGGTGTTTCTCCGCAAAGGGTTGGTAACCGAGTTTCCGCCGCTAGAAGACTGCTACTGGGACATTGAACGCGATAGGCAGGTCAAGGCCAAAGGCTTTCGAAGCGGTTACACGCGGATGTGTCCATATCTTCACATGGGCGCTAATTTCTCAGTGGCAAATCCAGCATTCTTCACTGGAGCATAAATCATGCGTTTCAACTCACAAGACGTAATCCTTCTGCCAATCACGACAGATACCGCCAGTGGTACAGGCCAGATTCTCAACATCCCTGACGGGTATATCGCGGCCATGATCTGTATTCAGTGTACGGCGGCATCCGGAACTTCCCCGACACTGAACGTGTTTGTGCAGGATGAGTTATTCCCTGCCGGAACTGGTGATGCTGTACTGGCAAAAGGGTCAGGGACGGCGCTGTTTGATGATTTTTATGCGGCAACGCAGATTACCGGCGCGATTGTAAAAGTTGTCCGGTTTACCAGCAACTCCATGGCGGGCACGGCCAATGCTGCCTCGATTACCACCTGTGATTACACGAAGTCAGACGGGGCGCTGACGGCTGGTTCAATTCGACCGGGGCCGATTGGTAATGTGTGGCGAGTGAAGTACACCATTGGCGGTACTTCTCCTTCATTCACGTTCAATGTGACGGCAAAGCTGATTCCTTGGCCATAGACTTCACAAAAATAAAGGGCAAGCATCTTACTGGAGATGCCCTCGATGCATGGAAACAGGCCCGGCATTCCTGCCGGACGAACCTGTTTCGTCTCTGCCGCGCCTTGGGCTACAAAGACGTTTCCACGCCGCACAAGTTGATGCTGGAGCACTGCCAGCAGTTCAAAGGCGGCACGGAACCTCTCAAGCAGGTAACTATCAAGACCGGGGCCGGATACACGCCCGCCTGTTCGATGTGGGAGCTTGAAGGCAAGCGCAAGAGGCTTAATCTGGTTACACGCGGTGGACTGAAGACAAGTATCTTGACGCAAGCTTTCGCAATCCAGTTCTTATTGAATTACCCGGATGTACGAATATTGCTTGTGTCTGCTCAGTTAGGGCGGGCGAAAGACTTTCTGAAGGGCATCAAAGACCATTTCCAGAAGAATCAGTTATTCAGATGGTTATTCCCTGAGTATTGCCCGAAGCTGACGGAATCAAACAAGCTGGAGGATTTTGGCAACGATGAGCAGTTCACACTACCTTGCAGACGGACTCCAGGAATTAAAGAGCCCACGGTTCGCGTTGCCTCTGCCGATTCAAGCGTGGCAGGCGGTCACTACGATGTCATCATTGTCGATGACCTTGTTGAAGACCAGAATACACGCACTCCAGGTGGAATTGAGCAGACTAGAAAGTTCTTTGGAAGTCTATGGCCACTGCTTGAAACCTCATCCCTATCGCCAGGGCACGGCTGGCTCATCGTTACAGGAACCATCTATCACTTCTCAGACCTCCATTCCACAATCCTAGCGGAAGAGCAGAAAAAGCCCGAGGCTGAACGTGAATGGTCAATCCTGCATATCCCCGCTGTAGACTCGTGGCCGAATGGAAAAGTATGGTGGCCCGCTAGAATTGGCATTTCACATCTTCGGAAAATCGAAAAAGACCCCGCGTTAGGGCCGGGAGTGCTCTTCCCTCAATATCTCCTGAAACCCTTGCAGGACAAAAACGGGCTGATTACCAGCAGAGACGATATTAAATGGATTCCCCGCGCTGAATTGAATGCCCTGAAAGCCCGAATCAACTGGAATGTGACGGTTGACCTTGCTGGCATGGGAACCTCTGCTGGTTCGGATGCGGACTACGAATGCATCAACTTGCACGGCTGGGGCACGGATGGACGGTGTTACTTCGACAAGATCATCTGGGGCCGACTAGATCCCGACACGGTAATCAATCACCTGTTCGACCTGTTCAGGTATCAGCCCAGAATCATGTACTTCAAGATTGAGGCAGAAGCCCACCAGAGAGTGTTAGCGCCTTTTCTCTTGAAGGAAATGGCCCGCAGGGGGATTTACCTTCCAGTTGAGGAAATCAAGCGCGATAACACGGTATCAAAGCAGCACAGAATCAGGGGAACTCAGCCCTACTGGAAAAACGGCGCGTTCAGGTTTGCTGATGATATTGAGCCTGATACGAAAGAGCATCTTTCCCTCGAAGCCCTGTATTTTCCGAAATTCAACCACGATGACATTCTGGACACGGTAGCAGACGCCTTGCAGTCAAGGGGCGAGATCGTACCGGATGTTCAAGGCCGTGAAGCCGTCATGCTGCCGGACGTGAGTTACACGAAAGACGGGGCCGCAAAAGAATGGCGTGGTATCCCAGTCGGCAACATTCCTGCGCATGTGTTTACGGGATTTGATGAAGGCGAGTCGTTTGCAAGCGTGACTGAGGAATATGTCTAGCCCCGCAGTAACCCAGAATCCTGATACCTCACTCACTGAGCAGCAGCGCACAACGGTAATCGTTGATCCTGCCGAGTGGCCGGACGACTTTGCCCGCAATGTTGCGCTACAGGACTTCAAGAGGGCAGAGACGTTCAGGGCGCAGAACCACGATAGAAGGTTCCGCGAGTCCGACCGACTGCTTACAGGATGGAGAGCGCAGAGACTTTGGGAAGGAACACGAATTCCGCGGAGCAATGTGCCAATCTACATTGCCATGGAGCAAATAGAAGTCCTGCTGCCTCGTGTTCTGTCCGTCATTTTCTCGGACAACCCTCCGTTTGAATTCATGCCGGAACCAGGTTCCCCGATTGAAGCGGCGTTCGCGGTCAAAAATCTTCTCGCTTCGCAACTCAGGGACATTGGTAAGCCGGGACAGTTCCTTACTGCAAGAGAACTGTGCCGAATTGCATACAAATCAGGTCTGACGTACGGCGCTGGAATCATCGAATTTAGCTGGTTGATTCAGGAAGTAAACAGAATCATCTACGACAGGAGAGTGGTAGCGGACACGGTAGGCATCATGCATCCGCAATATGGGCCAATCAGCCTTCCGACCGGACAAGACAAGATCGTTTCCCAGCAGATCGTAGACAAGCGAATCATCTCCAAGCCGCTATGCGCAAATATCGACGTTCGCGACTACTACATTGACCCTGATTGCTCATCTCCAAACGTCCAGAATGCTCAATTTGACGCTACTCGAACGCTTCTAAGCATTGAGCAGGTGAAGGAATACGCGAATATCCCCGGTTTCAATGTGCCGGATGATAAGACGCTGCTGGAAATTGCTAATCAGAAGACAGGCACGGAAGGAGATACTTCCAAGCAGCAGCAGGAAGGTTACAGAGGAAACAACTATCAGCCCAATCAAGACAATTCGGCAGACCCGGCGCTTAAGAAAATCGAACTTATCAGGTACAACCGCAGAAATCGGATGGTGTGGCTTCTGGGGCGGCAGTACCCGAAGCCTCTCTACAACGAATGCAACCCTTACGGGATGCTGCCACACCTCAATGCTTTCTATACCGATTTTTTGGGTCGTTTCTGGGGCTTTTCCGTATGTGATTTGGTCGAGGGCGACCATAAACTCGCTGCGGAGATCATAAATTCCCGCATTGACGAACTGAATTTGATTCTCCATGCCCCGATTGTCAGAAAACGAGGGTTGACGATTGGCAAGAGATGGCATCCGGGCGCGCAATGGGAAACGCCGGGCGACCCCAGCAAGGATGTTGTCAGAATGGAGTTGGGGGCCGTGAATCCTTCGGCCTTTGCGGAGGTAAACGCACTTGAGTTACGGGTACAAAAGCTCACTGGTAATACTGATGTCGCGGCGTTTGGAGTACAGACCGCGGGCGGCGACTCTGCCAATCGTACGGCGCATGGAGTTGCCGCTAAAACGGCTGCGGCGAATAGTCGCATTGAATACCAAGTCGAAAATTTTGAGGATCAGTTTCTGGAACCGCTGCTTTACATTCTGCTGGCCCTCAATAAGAAGTACCTCGACCCCAACAAACTGCTTCAACTCACAGGCCCAGACGGACAAGCAATCAAACTTGACCCGTTAACCGTTCTGAATGCCGATGGGCAGTTTGAAGTACGAGCTTCAGCCAAAATGCGGACGCGCCAAGCTCTCCAATCGGGCGGGCTTCAGATGGTGCTCCAGACCTATTTAAACCCTGCATATCAGCAGGAGATGGTGAAGGCTGGAAGGACATTGAACTTCCCTGTTTTTGACTCGATTGTGTGTGATGGGCTAAACCTTCCTGCTGCTCAGTTGACCCGTCAAATGACTCCGGAAGAGGTTCAGGCGGCACAGCAGCCGCCAGCAGCGGAACTTCTGAAGATGATGATGCAGCGCGAGAGACTGCAATCGCAGGAAGCCAATCAGGAATCGAGCGATGAAACGAAACTCTATCAGGCGCTCATCCGGGCGTTAATGACTCCGCATATTGCCCATCAGGTAGCAGGGATGCCGATGCCAGAGGAAATTGCCGCGAAACATGCCCCAAAACAAATCAGCAGCGGAAAATGAGCCGAAGACATTTGAGGAGATTCTTGCAGAAACAACGGATGTAGCTGCAATGGTTTCCTCTCCGGCATGGGCGAAGTACATGCTCTTGCTTCAGGGATGGGAGCAGGAAGCCATGGAAGACATGAGAGGCAACCTCTCTAAAGAAATGGCATGGTCGTTTCAGAGCCGCTGGAAACAGCGCGAAGACATCGTAAGGCTGACCGCTACTTGGGCCGACATGGCCGTTAAGCAGCGTGACCTAATGATTCAGGAACTAAAACAGGAGCTTGAAATAGCATGAGCGCAGTAGCTACGCCAGTACCACCGCAGGCAGTCCAAACCGAACCTACTCCGGCAGGTCAACCGCCCATACAGCCCGTTCAGCCGCGTAATCCAGACGGCACGTTTGCGCCACAAGCGGTACAGCCTCCGGCACCTGCGCCTGTGCCAGTTGCACCTCCGGTTTCCAAGCCATACGACATTCTGACCGAAGGCGACAAGGTAAAGGTCAAATTCTCCGATTTGCCGGAAGTGTACGAGGGAACGCAGCAGGAGATTCTAAGCAAGGTAACGGAAGCCCTATATAACACGAAGAAGTGGGCACAAACCAGACAGCCGCAGCAAGTTCATCAGCCTGTACAGCCTGTCCCTCAGCCACAATCACCCTTTGCCACGCCAGAGGAAAAGGCCGCTGCCGACCAGTTGCTAGACTTGACGGCTAGAGGCTTGGGGCTAAAGAATGGCGACGAACTCAAGGAGCGGATGGGCTTCATTACGCAGACCACGGAGGAAACCGCTACCCGTGACCTGTCCATCAACTTCATGGCCCAGAACCCGGATTACAACCCGACACAGGAAAACTCGGAGAAGTTGGCCGGAATCATCTCAAAGATGGTTCCCTCGGATGAGGCTTGGGGCCGGATGCCTCAGCAGCAGCAGTTGAGCATTATGCAAGCCGCTCATGCGCTGGCAATTCAGTCAAAGGTTTACACGGCCAATGCGCCACAGACAGCCCAGAATCTGACAGGCCCGCCACCGCCGCCGCCTATTCCGGTACAGAACTCGCCACGGGAAACTTATGCCGGGGTACCGCCTGAGTTGATTCCGACCATCAACGATACTCAGGCAGTGATTCTTAACAAGATTGCCAAACTGAAAGAAATGGGTTTGATGCAGTAAGATTTTTCTTGCAAGTGAGTCCCACTTGTGCATTAAATAGATACGACACGCCGAAGTTGAAGCGTCCCTTCACCCGAAGCGCCTAAGCACGACCAAGCTAGCAAAGCGTCCCTTCCAATAGCTTGCAGGCGAAAACTGAGAATCCCTCAGCTATAGCGACCCAAAACAAAAAACCTTTGGAGTCTCTATATGAGCTACGCGCCTCCGGGCAATAGCACACAGACAGGTTCGCTCGCGCACATATCGGGCGTAACCTATTGGGATAGAGTAGGATTGGATCGTCTGGAGCAGATGTTCCGCTTCGGCAACCTCTGCGATCCGCATCCCCTTCCCCTGAATTCGGGCAAGATTTACCAGACCTATCGGTTTACCCTGCCTGGAGCCAACACAACTCCGTCTGCTGAAACTGTTGGAACACCCTTTACCCAGACCTCGACCACGGTTTCCGCAACCATTGAGCAGTATTCGGACTTTACCAGCTCGTCTGAACTGCTGATGCTGACGGACATCTCGCAGACTACTACGCGCATGGCGGACGATATGTCCTACCGTGCCGCGAAGACTGCGGATACCATCTTCCGCACTGAATTCGACTCGAACAGCGGTCAGGTGTTCAACACTCAGGGCACGGCTCTATCCGTGGCCGACCTGAGAAAGAACAAGCATCTTCTGACCGGCATTGACGTTCGCGGGCGTACGGACATGGGCGGGGATTTTGGCGTTGCCATTCATCCCTATGTGTCCCATGACATCATCGCGGACAACACGGCGGGTGGCTTCATTGATGTGGCGAAATACGCCGATCCGTCCCGCTTGATCTCCGGTGAAATCGGCAAGATTGCAGGATGCCGACTACTGGAAACCACAAACGTCAATACTTCAGGCTCAGCGCCTACCGTCCTGTACTACACCTATCTGGTAGGTCAGGGAGCCGTAGGCAACATTGACCTGACAGGCAAAGGGCCGACCAAGGTTGTAGATGCTCGTAATGAGCGTTTTCGCCTGAACGTGGTACCCGGAGGCCCGTCACCTGCCGACCCTGAAGGAAATATCGGCCAGTACGTTTCTTACTGGTTCGCAACCGCAGCCAAGACGCTCGATAGCACGAATTACCGCTACCGGATTATCCAGGCTGACAGCTCAATCGTTTAAGGAGGATTGGAGAGAATCATGGCGAACATCACTGCATACTACAAAGCGAAACGAGCCTCGAATCTCGCCAATCCGACCTCTGCCTCAACTTTTGTCCAAGCGGACAAGAGCACGATGGCAGTGTTCGTGCCTTTGGCTGTAGATTCGGGCGCTACCAGCGCAAGATTTCGCATCCGGGCGCGGGGCCGTGCCACCACGGGAACCACGTCTAACTTTCTTGCAAAACTTCAGTTCACAACCGATGTGACCTCCACCAGCGCGGCCACAGCGGGAAACAACACCGACCTGTTCACACTGACCAATCGCTCCTTGGCCACCATCACGCGGCCATGGACGATTGACGTTGATTTGATCTGGGATTCAACCTCTCAGCGCCTCACTGGGCAGTCAAACGGTCTGAACTCGGAAACCATTGAAACGGCCAACGCCGCGATTACCGCTCTTACGGGCATTGATCTGACAACCCGCAAGACCGGGATTGTGGTAGCGGCCATTTTCGGCACGGGCAACTCCGGCAACACGGCGACGCTCGATGACTTCGTTTGTGAGGTGATGTAATGAGCGGCGGAACATGGATTAAACCGCGTTATCAATCGGTACAGCCTGGGGCTGTCACTTCAACCTCATCGACCAGCAACATCAACATGGGCATAGGAGATTGCTATGCCGTTGGTCTGGAAGTCACCGCAGGCGCAACCGGCACCTCGCCCACGTTGGATGTTGTTTTGCAAACGTCCTACGATGGCGGCACAACTTACATTGACTTGCCTCTGCGATTTACGCAGAAGACCACGTCAACCTCTTCGGGCACCCCGGAATGGCTTGTCTTCCGTCTTGGGTTGGGAGAGAACGAGGTAGCTCTTGGGCAGACTACCGCTGATACTGGCGGACAGTTGGCCAAGAATTGCCTGTTCAATCCCGATTTCATCAAGGCGAAGTACACCATTGGCGGTACCAGCCCGACCTACACCTTCACGCTTCACATTTTTACCCTTCCGGTACAGCGGAGAGCATGATCCTGCTGGATGTCCCGAAGTCAGTGGAGAGGGACTTGGCCGTTAGCGCGGTCAAGTCCACCCTCTCGCCTGAAAAGCGTTTCCTGAAAGACCGTTCTGGTTACAAGCGGGATTACCAGAAGTCTCTCATTGCAGACGCGAACAAGAAAGCTGCCGACTCTGTAGCGCCTGATAACGGGCGGCAGAGAACCAATATCGAGGCGCAGCGCGGGATTGTGCTTCAATCGGCAACGATCATGGAACGGCTGAAACAGTTGAATGCCCGATTCATCTTTGAGCGTTCCGTTGCAAGACCGGAGTTTGTCGGCATCTACATTCAAAGCTCCCATCCTGACCACATGCCGGAAGGCAAGAAGTTTACCGGAGTCTCTTTCAGCCACGGCATCAATCCTGAGTTTGCCGTGGTCAAAAAATCAGAGGACTTTGTGTCCCCTGATGGCACGTTTCATCCGGGGGAATGCACGGGAATCCTTCATCCAGGCTGGCGCACAGTCATTTCCCGGCTCATCAGGTACGGATATATCAATAAGACACGAGCTGAGGTTCTATTTGGCACGTGCAACACGAGCGAATTCTGGGCGAGGCAGTTAGGCCATCGCTCCTAGGAGAAATATGGCAAAAGAGCAGGAACAAGCATTTACGCAAGAGCAGTTCCTTGACTTCATGCAGTTGATGATGAAGGAAAACCGCGAGGCTACGCTTGCGGCGATTCAGGAATTCAAGAAGCCTGACGAATACACCCAGCAGCAGCAGGAAGAAAAGCGCAAGCGTGAACGGGAAGAGCGGGTTAACCGGATGCGCGGAGCGATTGCTGAGGAGCGTGGACGGCGACAGCAGCAATTCTCCTGCTTGCACCTGAAGACGGCGCACGGAATCAAGAATCCAGATCACTCATTCATGGGACAGGTCAACAATGACGGATTCTTTCGGCCCGTGTGTGGACGCTGCCAAAAGACGTTTCCCAAGATGCGGGCCACGGATGAGCAGATTCGCAATGGGCTGGCGCTGAATAACGTGCCCAATCTCTCCGCGAAAGTCCTGCTGTCATGGCACATCCGGACGCTACCGGGATGCAAAGAATGTTCCGACCCCAAGGGCTATTGCGCGAAACAGCAGTTGAAGGAAATAGAACAGGGATTTCTGAATCCCATGCCGGAAGTGCTCCCTGACGGCAAAGTGGTAGCAGAGGACGCCTACGGCATAACAGCGTGAGGTGATACATGGCAACCCCAAACCCTAATGCTCCACTTGGACAGGGTGGACGCTTCGCCGCCCTGAAGCAGAGCCTTGCCAAGAAACCCGGTGTGAATAATCCCGGCGCACTCGCGGCGGCTATCGGCAGAAAGAAATACGGGGCCAAGAAAATGTCTTCCATGGCGGCAAACGGTTAAATGGCAGGAACGTACACCCCGACAGACGCAATCACCTTTGCGCGCCAGATGAGTCACAAAATCCCATCTGACGTGATCCAGGCGTTTGCCTGTGATACGGTCAACTCGCTTATCTGGAACCGCTTTCCGTGGAACTGGACGCTTGCAAGTCTGACGGCGATCTCATGCGTTGATGGGCAGCAGGATTACGCCTTGCAGTCGGCTGACGCTACAGCATTCTACCGCTTCAAGTGGCTCAGGTTGGCACAGACCAACCTTACTCCGGTCGAGTACCGCGAACTCAACCAGAAGAACCATATTGGGGTAGAAGTAACGCTAAAGGGAGGCATTTCATCAATTCGTGCTTTCTCTTATGAGGGCGCAATATCCAAGATTCGTCTTGAAATGGCCGCGTCCGTTCCTTCCGGCACAACGCTACAGATTCAGGGCGAGTACCAGACAAAGCCGACCAAGATCACTTCCAACGCCATGAGCACGGCGCTGACGATCCCAGACACATATTTCAACGTGTTTATCGAGGGCGTGAGGTGGAAGCTGTACGAATTAGCGGACGATGCCAGGGCCGGAGTGATGAAGATAGACGATGAAGGCCACCGGGCATACACCGGACAGCTTGGGTCATTTATGAATGTGCTCTTTGAAATGCAGCAAGCGGAAGACATGTCCAACGGCGAAGACTCCGCTTTTCCTGAGTATTCCTTTGGCGTGGGAAAAGATCAGACACCGCGCATTTTCGGATGAAAATAGAACTCGCCAATACAGCGATTCCCTACAGGTCTTATCTGGACATCACGTCCAATGAGCCTAATCTTGTGCTTGGGTCGCAGAACTTGTTGACCTCGGCCAAGCAGTTGATGGAGCGTAGACCGGGGTTTGCGGATGCCATTGAAAGCGCAATCACTACCTTCACTAACGTAAAGAGACATTATTGGTTTGGCAAATGGGGCGGCTCGGACTTCTATTCCATCGTGAATGACATCACTGCCTCGACCTCAGATGTCTATAAGCTCTTGGTTGGGACAGATGCTTCGTATGTGAAAATTTTCTCCTCTGCGTCTACTTCTCCTTTCGACTTTGCCGATGCGAATAACACACTTTTCATGGGCAATGGTACGGACATGCGGATTTACGCGTCTGGCACCACCACTAAGACATGGGGGGGCAGCAGACCGTCAGTGGTTGCAACACTAGCTACCACCGGAACAGGAATTTCTATATATAACGGAGTATTCTACCGTTACACATATGAGGATTCGGCAAATGGGCACGAAACATCGTCCAGTGATTTATCAGCCTGCTCGGGCATAGTAAGCAACAAAACCATTCAAGTAACGGTAGCAGCGTCAAGTAATACCAGATTTGACCGACTCAGGGTTTACCGAACCACTGACGGCGGGTCAACCAATACGAGCAAGATGCAGGAAATATCCGGATCTCCTTTTACTAACACAAACCAGACCATCAACGATACAACGACAGATGCCAATCTGGGCGCTCGAATCTGTCCCGGTACGACAAGCAACGATCCTCCTACGGCATCTTCCAAGCTCTGCATCTATGGCGGGCGAATCTTCACTGCCGCCAATGCGACTTCGTACTACTCAGGACTTGAAGAGCTGCCGTCGAACGGGGTTACATGGGAGTGTTTCCCTTCCGGGCTTGGGGGAAATTACTACGCATGGCCGCAGGAAGTTACGTCGCAAGCGCCCATGTCTGACGGTGTAGCAGTGTTCACAAGGGGCAAAGTCTGGAAAATCGAGGGCGACCGCAGAGACAACTTCCGCTATCCCGGCATACTGACCCGCAGAGGCGCGGTTTCGCATACCGCTGTCGCTGGGCTAGGCAATTCGGTTGCATGGCTGGATACTGCTTCGCAAGTGTTCTTAGATGGGCAGGAAATAGGCTTCGACATCCGGCAGGACATCAAAAGCATTGACCACTCACAAGCCTACATGCAAATGCACCTTTCCGGACGGTTCCACTGGCTTCTGCTTTTGGACGGGGCGAACGGAAAGATTTACCCCTATGACATGGACACCGAAAAATGGCTTACTCCGTGGACTCTTCCGTCAGCGTCGGCAGCGTTGTCGTCCGGGGAGAAATCATCCGGCACCGTTGTTCTGACCTGCGCTATTGGAAAGACGAAACTCTATAACCAGAACGCCACGAAGTTCAACGATGCGGGTAATGCGTATTCTCCTGTAGCGTCTCTCAGTCTGCTCAAGATGGCTGGGCAGGACGAATCACCCTCTCAGGCGTTCCGTAATTGCGTGGTAGAGACTGATTCCAACTTGGCAAGCAATGTGTCGTATCTGCTGGACGATGATCCGACCGTTACATCTCCTCCGTATGTGGACATCAGCAGCAACTTGAGCGATCCGATAGGACGCGGGCAAGGCACGAATCTGGTAAAGACGATCTACCAGCCTGAAGGCAATCCAAACGGCGAACGGGTAGCAGTCAAGATCACATGGCCAACCCAAGATCAGTCCTTCAACTGCTACACCATAACAATAAACGATAACAACCGTGGCGGATAACAACATTTACAGCATGGGCGGATCACCGGGCATGTCTTCCGGAGCAGATGTAAGAACCCTGATTGCCCGCATATCCCGCGTGGAAGATGTTGTCCCGCTGATTCAGAGAGGCGGCGGGTTCGCTTCGCAGGGCCGGAATCAATATCTCCCGATTGCATCAGGCGGGATTCAGGTAGGACGCATTGACCTTACCAGCACAAGTGTTCTGTCGTTTCAGGGAATTGTCGCGCCGAATGTGATTGATGGACAGTTCACCGTTGCCAAACCGTCAGACTCTTCCGCTACGCTTTATTGGGATGGCACAAATTCAAGCCGGGTCATAGTGATCCGCAGGGCCGATGGGACAACTACTACCGTACCACCTTCAAACATCACAATCACCGGGTTAACGCACGATCTGACATATCAGGTCTTGCCCTACTGGAGTCCAAACAACGCTTGTGGGTTAGGGTTTGCGCCGGGAACGGTTGGCACTCCAGCGATTGCCTTTCTCTCCACCGATTCCGACACGACCTTTGCACAAGGCAAGGCCATTCAATCACTGGCAGGAAATGAGCCTTTAGGTAACGTGAGTTGGACACAGCCAGCCTCGGGCGGTTCAAGCGGGGCAAGTACGCCAGCCAATCCGCCAGCACGGCAGACAGGATCATGCGTCAGGCTGGGCACACATATTGAACCCTTGGGCAATCCCAGACCTTCGGAAATAAGAGAGCTGATTCACCCGCACGAGAAATGGATTCACCTAGAGGCTGAGTCGTTTGTTCTGGAGTGTACGCCGAACCATCCCCTCTACCATGCTGAACGCGGGAAGGTTCGCGCAGATGAGTTGCGGGCCGGGGATTACGTGATTACACGAAGCGGAGAAAAGCAGTTAAGCACGGTGGACTCATTCATAAGGGCATGTAACAAGGTTGAATTGCAAATGAAGTTTGGGCACCTATTCTGGGCGAATGGGTTTATGTCACACAACATCAAGTTGGATTTGCAATGAAGCGCATTAAGGTTGAAAAGCTATCACTGGGAGACATTCCGCAACTCGCGGAGTGGACAGCGGCACTGTCCGGCAGGAATAACGTGGATGCGGATGTCTATGAATATCCAACTCTGCAAGTCTTGAAGGCCAGCAACGGCAGGCCCATTTCGTACACTCCGTTTCAAACATGCTGGATGCTGGAGGCGCTGGCGTTCAATCCCGAGGCCACGGCACAAGAAAAGGCGGCGGCGCTCAGGGACACGTTCACTGTGATTGAGTTTGAGGCGAGATGTCAGGGAATCAAGGAAATTTACTTCCTGTGCGCCGATGAAGAAATGAAAGCATTTGTCTTGCACCATGAGTTTACGGCCATGACTCCAGCCACGGAAGACAATCTTATGCAGTTGTTTAGGAAGAAACTATGAAGATCACAACCCGCGCCACTTATGACATAGCAACATGGACGATGCTGGAATGGGAAGGCTTTGATTATGACGGCCCGATAAATGAATGCAAGGGCGAAGGCACCAGCAAAGACCAACTCAATCGTCAGAACGCTCTTGTTGACCAGCAGCTTCAGCAGCAGAAGGCCATTCAAGACAAGATCATGGGCAGCGTCGGAAAGTATCTGACGGGCGGCGGTGAAGGGTTTGACCCTGCTCAGCTAGCGGCCATGACTTCTGCTTTCCTGAATAACACCGCAGGGCAATATCAGGGAGCACGATCAAATGTGGTTTCTGATTTGGCTTCGCGTGGAATCGGTACAGGCAGTGCGCCGGGAGGCGGGGATATTGCGCGGGAATTCTCAGGACTGGAAGGAGCGGCGGCTGATACTCGCTCACAAGGTCTGTTGGGCATCAATATCCAGAATCTCCAGCAGGCATTGAGTAACCGATTCAATGCGGCCTCTGTAGCTTCCGGGCAGGGAGCACAGCTCGGAAACAACATTGGCGTATTCCAAGGCGGGGCGAACAATGCGCTGAATCAGTACATGCAAGCCGCTAACTCCGGCTTTGGGGCCAACTTTATGCGCGGCCTGGGCGGTTCGCTCAGCAGCGTCGCCACTGCTGGGATTGGCGCATCGCTCGGCGGATTGAGTAAATACCTAAGCAAGAGTGCTGCTCCCGCAGCAGGAAGCTCTATTGGCAGCGGACTGGGCGCAGCAATGGGCGGGTTCTGACATGGACATAATGGGCCTCATCAAAGCAGCGCAGGGGGATTCGTCCGGCCTCACATCACCGGATACCCCTGAGAGCATGACATCGCTCAATTCTCCTCCTGCTCCTCCGTCTGGGCCTCCAGCGCCTCCGCAGCCTCAGCAAGCGCAGCAACCACAGTTAGGCCCACGGTTGACCGGGATTAAGGGCTATCTGGCAAACATCTTTTACGACATGGGAGAGTCGGCCAAGGTACAGGCTGGGATTCCGACCGATGCCCAGAAGCGGGCCGCAGAGTTGAAGCAGCAGAATGAAGCTCTACAGACTCAAGCGGATGTATTTGAGAAGCAAGCCAGAGGGAAATTTTACGAGTCGCAAGCCGACATGGTGGACACGCCTTTGGGGAAAATGCCGTCTTCTATTGCCAAGGCCGTGCTACCGCAGTACGTTCGCGGGCAGTTCACGCTTGACGCTGCCAAGGCAAAGATTATTGCTCAGCAGGGACAAATGAGCCTTAAGGCAGCTAGAGACCCAGAGACCGGAGAAATCGGCATGGGTTTATATGATAAGCAGGGAATGTTCCATGGCATGGCTCCGAACTCCCTCGCTCCTGCCGGTTACTTTGAAAAGATCAAACAGGGGCAGGAAGGAAAATTCGATGCCAATGGCAACCTTTACCTAGTTCCGACCACATCAACAACAAGGCCCGTAATCCCCAATACTCCGCAAGCGACCAATATGCCACCTGTTACTCCGGCAAAGGGCGGCATCCATCCCATACTGAGCAATGCCATCAATGGGGCAAAACCTGTAACGAATGCCAAGCCCGTAATGGTCAATGGGCAGCCGTTCCAGGGGCCGACCGCTGCTGATGTTGGCCCTGCATACGATCCCAAGACGAATCAGTATGTAATCACGACCCGCTCCGATGCAGCCCAAAGCGGATACCAGAATTTCCAGAAATCATCGCCCGCCCAGATCGAGCAGGACAGGCAGCTCAATAACCGCCTGACGGACGTACAGCAGAAGATTGACCGTTATAACAATTCTTTCAGCCGTGACTTGAGCGCAGGTGACGCATATGTTATTTCCAAGCTGATGAGCGATCAGACGTTCAAGGCTGGATTTGAATCTAGCTTCGGGCCTCATATAACTATTCCTACGGGATTCCTGACAGAGCTGGACAAGGCGGCACAGGCCAATGGACTTTCACCGCAGGGCATGGAACGCCTGAATGCTTACTTCAATGCGCGTGAAGCCATGTCGGGCTATCAGAGAGTTTTGACTGGCTCAAGCCGAGGCGGGGAAAAGAACCTCCAGCTACAGCTTGACGTTATACCGTCACCGATTGTGGGCAAGGATTTTGCCGGAAATGCCTTCAATCAGTTCCGCGAAAACCTGAAGATTGCCGGGCAGGGACTTCCACGGATGAAGGGCGTACAGAACCAGTCAGACGTAGATCAGCGATTCGGGCAAGGGCAGGAACCTCCACGCCCAGCCCATGTTCCTGCCGGATACGTGTTCAAAGAAAATGGGCCAAAGGGTAGAGGATGGTACAGGCCGTAAATCAAAATCAGCCGGACTTCATTCCGGCAGATGATACGCCTGATTTCATACCTGATTCAGGTGAACATTTGTCCGCTGCAAGCAGAAGCGCGGCCTATATTCCATTTCCGACCAAGCCAAAGGCTCCGGCCCCTCTGCGCTTTGTTGGCGGGGCGCTGGGAACCTACTTGGATGCCACGCTGAATGCTGGGCCTACTTCGGGAACGCCTCCATCTTACGGAACTCCGGAATGGCAACAAGCGGAAAAGGAATTCAAGGCAAACCCGCCTTCGGTATGGCAGACGCTCAAAAACTCATTCGCCGCGATAGATGCTAAAAAACTGCCAGCAGCGGCCCTCAATGATGCCGTTGGCACTGCCAGTAAGTTTGCCAGCGATGCGACGGGAAGCGCAGAAGGAGCAGGGTCAG